CTGATAGCAGGCTGTCTAAGTCCTCTTTGTTGGTCTTATCCATACCTAAACTGACAAGTCCTCTTTGTAGCATTACGTTCAATGCTCTTCCAATAGACCCTGCTTTAGATATAGCTTCTTCATCTACTCCAGTCAACTCACGCACTTCTGCGTATTTGACTAGGGACCCTTCCCGAGTGATAAATCCTCCGGGAAGAGCCACCTCTGAATTTGAAGGCGCTACAGTTTTTACTGCAACTTTAGGCTCTTCCATACTCTCTGTCAGTTTGTCGAGTAATGACTGGTCTGTTATTAATTGTTCTGCCACGATTTGTTCTCCTTAGTTAGTTTGTTTAACCTTTTGCGTCTCCAGTACGAACATCTCCAGTTGCTCCTGTAAAGGATACTGAAAGACCTTCGTGTACTAATTGCATTGTTTCAAACAAGATTTGATTATCTGTAGCGTTTAAATCTGAGTAGCTTAAGCTAGAAATCCACGCATTGTGAACTTTAAAGCGCATTTTAAATGCGTTTTCTCCATCGTCTGCGATTGGGTGGTCCATAACCCAAATGTTAACATCGCAACGGAATGAGCTTGTGCCCGCCGCTACCCCGAGGCCGTCTCCAGCTGCTGCGGCAAACATGCCACGCATCCAGTTAATGCCTTGGTCATTTCCAAACAATGCGCCTCTTTGGAAGGTTATTGGTGAAAATGTTGTCATACCAGGAACTTGGTGCAACGTAGTGTTGTAACCACCTTCACGGTATCCGATGCTACCTGTGTTAATAGATAACCCAGATATGTTTGTAAATCCTCCACTAAACGTAGTGAAGTCTTTTGTTGCGTACGCCTTTGTTTCTGTAGGCGTAAATTGCGCATAAAATCTAAAACTGCGAAGTGGGTCTGTTGCGATTTTAGAGAAGCGCGAGATATTGCTAGTGGCCATGTTTTATTCTCCTTTACGCCACGGTGACGGTTGTGCCGCCATCATATTGACCGATTTTGATAATAACGAATTCAGCTGGGCGTTGAAGGGCCACTCCAATTTCCATATTTACTTCTCCGTTATCAATTTTGATAAGAGTGTTCGTTGAGGAATCACACTTAACAAAAAATGCATCTGCAGGGGTAGCTCCACGGAGTCCACCTTGTGACCAATAGTCAGTAAGGAATCCTTCCAAAGAAGCTTTAATACGACGCCATAATACTGCATCGTTAGGCTCGAATACTGCAAAGGCTGTTAGGTCAGTAAGCGCTTTGCGTAGATAAATCAAAGAACGGCGAACTGGAACATAACGGTCTGCATATCCTGCCTTTAGTGTGCGGGAACCCATTACTACGATTCCAGAACCTGGGATAAAACGAATAGCGTTTACAGGTGCAGAAGCGCTGTTCATTGTGTCTAAATTAGCATTAGTTAATTTCTGAACGGCTACTGCTCCAGCAATTCTGTTGTTTACACCAGCTGGGGCTTTAAACACTCCACGAGAAACATCTGTTGAGATGAACTGTCCAACAATTGCTCCACCACAGAAAGCTGTTTCAACTGCATCTGGGCTTGAAGAGGTGTTGCTTGGAATGGTCAAGTTAGGGTAATACACAGCTCCCAAAGAGGTGCTTGTATAAGTTGCGGCACGTGTCATTTGATTTGTTACTGTGTCATTCACGGCATCAATAACAACAAATACATCATCTCTTGATTCAGCATAAGAAAGGATTGTGTTCATAGGAGATGTTCCAACAACACCAGGTGCGTTAAGCACTAGAGCAGAGGTTACAGTATCAAAGCTAGCCATTGAGTTTGCAATATCAGACTCTGATACGGCACTACCAGTAGCTCCTGAAGCCAAAGGCTGTATAGCAACAACTCCTGGATTTCGTGTGGCGCCAGTAGCAGCAGAGTTTGCATCAGTAGTTATAATGACGTTTGAAACGGCATTAATTGCAGTAGGTGCATAACGCGCATTTCCTACTGTCATGTTTAAGTCTGTGTAACGTTCAACAATAAAAGCTGAAGTTGTTCCACCTTGATAAACTACTAAATCAAAATGACTTGCTAAAGACGAATCAGTAATTGTTATGTATATGCTATTACCCCAAGTACCAGGGTTTTTAGCAAATACGTTTAATGTTGGGTTTGGTGTTCCTGCGCGGTCATTAAATACTCTGGTTGCTGCAGCGGCAGCACCAGCTGTAACTCTTTTGACGTATGCTTGATTTCCACCGTTTGCAAAAAACAGATATACAGCGGTAGTTAATGTGTTCAAAGTACCCCAAGAACCGTAAAGGCTGGTGTATTGAGTCCACGAAGTAACCAAAGTTGGGTCTAGAGGACCCCGGTCTGCAGCACCAATAAATGCAGCAACCGAAGTTGATGCTGGTCCTGCTAATGGTGGTATTGGATTGAGGGTTTCCTCAATATACACACCAGGTCTTAAATAAGTCATTAATTGTTCTCCTTAGTTTGTTTTCATTGGGTGACGTATATTAAACTTCTGTTAGTCCAGATGGGATGCTCGATGGGTTTTCGTTTATCAGTACTTCCTCTACCCAAGCAACGGAATCTCCGTTAGTTGGGGTACTTTCGCTTGTTACTAGAACAGTGAACACGTTTCGGAATAACCGACGTCCGTCTTCAGTTGTGTCTCGTTTAGCGAAATTCTGTAGGGTGATGTGCCTGTAGGAAGTCTGTGTTCCTAAGTCGTTTGGCACAGGTAAAAATCCTCTGTTAGCAACAAAATCATTATTAAGTAGGTGAGCGATGATAGCTCTGTCATGGCGTGGATGACGTGCGTAACTTGTTACTTGATACATCAAATCCCAAGCTGTGGGAACTTCATAGTCAAAGACTTCTCCATTAGCTGGGGCAACAGTTCCCTGCCTATCGTTATCAATCATAAAACCAGAATGTTGTCTGTAGGCGGCCCACTCTACACCAATTAACTCAATAGTTACATATGGGTAGGACTGGTTTCTTAGCTCTACATCAGGGTTAGCAAACCACGCTTGAACTGAGCGGGCGTTGTTTTTTTCATCAGTTACAACTATTCCCTGCATAAGGGTCTTTAGGGCTTGGTCTTCAGAAAGTATAAAACTCATGGAAGTATCTCCGAATCAAACAGGTACTCAGTAGTTACATCTACTAAAGCGTCTTCTAGTTTAAGTTTGTGAGCTTTTGCAAATTTTCTAAAAACTGGCATGGGAGGAGCATCGCCATCGCCATACTCTAGGTCTTCAATTCTTGTAGCAATATCTTCAGGGTACTCAATATCCATAGACGAGTCGGTCATTACTACACGAAGTCTTTTAGTCAAGGCAACAGGCCACCCAGCAGAAATTGCGTCTTTACGCAGAGCTTGGGTTAGGGGCTTATCTAAAGTCTTAGAGGCTTTAACAATGGAAGGAAGAAGTTCTTTAGTGTTCACTTACGCCGTACCTTTTTACGTAATAACACTCCTATGGCTAACCCTACCAAAAATGGCTGAATACTCTTACTGTCATTGGTTGCGTCTTCAAAACCACGAGCAAAGTCTGCTTCAGTTGGTTCAGAGACTTTTTTATACTCGTCTCTATACAAATAAGACATGGCAATCTCCAATGGAGTATCAGGGTCAAACGCAAGGGTACAGCTTTGATTCCCGCATGGAATCAGTTCAATAATAAAGCAAAAGGCCCCCTTTCGGGGGCCGAAGCCGTTACTTTTTTTTAGTCTTTTTAACCGTTATTGGGGGTCTTTCTTTCCGCAACCACAGTTGCCACATTTGCATTCTGACATTACATACCTTTTTTTCTTACCATAGAAGATTTCTTACCTTTTGCAGGAGCTGCTTTCTTAGCAAACTTCTTATTAGCCGCCTGTAGAGATTTCATGCCGTGCTTATCTTTTGGCTTCATGCAGCCACAGGTAGCGCACATTATTTCTTCTTCTTTAGGGCGGCGAAGTCAGAGCCTTCTAGCTTGCCGTCTTTGTCTGCATCAAGCTTCTTTTGCTTTGGAGACATTTTCTTTGAGTTTTTCTTTGACTTACAGTCTTTGCAAGTACCGCAAGTACAGGCCTTGCCTTTAGCCTTTGACTTTGACTTTGGGCCTTTGCCAAAACCTGGCTCGCCCTTTTTCTTACCACATCCACATGTTGCGCACATTATTTCTTACCTTTCTTAGGTTTAGAGACTTTACTTTTTCCTTTACCTTCTGGTACACAGTTTGGCACTTTTTTACCATTCTGTGTCTTCATACCTACTTGGACATATCCTTCCCAACATGGGTTAGCTCCGCTTGCCATTATTTACCCTTCTTGTGGGGGTTTTTCTTGTGCCAGTCTTTAGTGGCCTTTACGCCTTCCTTGATTGTCTTAGACCCAGCTTTTTTAGTTAGATTAATTTTATCGTACTTACCAGCTTTAGCACTAGCGGCATGGTCAACAATAACCTCGCCCTTTTTATTTTTCTTTACTACGTGGTCCGCACCCCCTGCTTTTAATTTTGCAGGCTTTTCTTTCTTCTTCACTTAGACTTACCTCGGCTGTATCTAATAGTTGCTTTAGGCTTACGAACAATACCGCCCTTTTTCTTTCTAGCCATAGCTCCACCTGACTTGTATTTGCTACCAGTCAAGGCAATGCTCACTGACTTCTCAGGGTTCTTACCCGCTGACTGTCCAATACGTTTTCCCATGTTTTCTCCTTATGCTTGGGCGTACGCCAAGAATTGACTATCATTAACCAGCTCATCTGGCATAACTTGAATTAAGTCCAGAAGAACTAGGGTATGTCGTTCAGATACCACACCAACTTGTTGAGCTTTAATAGGTCTATAGACTTGACCCTTCCATACAACTCTATATTTAGTAGTCAAATCAACTGAGTTTTTAATGTTACCTCTTTGATTAAACAGGTCTGGACTGGCACTTCGTAGGTCATCAATGTTTAAAGTCATGTGCAAAGTATCGGCGTTATAGAAACCACGCTCATTTTGCGCTCCAGTGCCTTGAGTAATAGATGCTCTAGAAACTGATAGTAAACGCGGTCCAACCCAAACACGACCGCCACCTAGAGGTTCAACATCATAGATTGGGTCTTTGGTGCTTGCTGCAGAGTTAAATATCCACCACTCTGCGGTAGTTCCAGCTGGGTTTGTTAAGTCAGCGGTAATGCCGTCGCCAATAGAATCTAATTCAAAATCTGAATCAAATCGTCCACCTGGGCTATAGGCCTTCATTTATCTCCTTGATAAAAATGCAAATTAATTTGAAGACGGGCATCAGTTGGGTTTAGCTCAACAGCCTTTGTCCCATGAATAATAGCTTCCTCTATTTTACCTAATTTGTACGCAGATAATGCTATAAGGTCATGAGGAAGTGAGCCCCATGCTTCGGCTTCATTTAGATAAGCCAGTGGTTTTTCAACAATAGCCAAGGCTGTCTTAGCATTGTTGTAGCAAGCTTCCCAGTCATTTAATTGATAGTAAGCGTTTGCTAAATCTACCCAGGGCTCTCTAAATTCAGGAGCTTCTCTTGCCGCTTCGTTCAAATACTTTATTGCATTTTCTGGGTCGCATTTGGACATATACCTCCAAGACGCAGCTCTCTCTGGAGCCCACTGTGCAGTTTTAAGCTCAAGGTGACGTTTAAACTCTAATAGCGCTTTATCATTTAATCCGTGAAAATAAAGTTCCCGTGCGTAATAGAAAGCATTCCTATCATCTTCAGGCGCTTCTTTTACTGACAGTTCAAGTAGAGGGAAGTATTGACCTCTAGACTTGGTGGGGTCAGGGTGGTGATGAATTTCTAAATTAACCCATCCCTGAATCTCATCTAATCTATCTGATGTTATTACTTCGTGTACAGGGTGCTTCCACCTGTAACCGTGCCGTGCGTGTATCTTATCTCCACCATACACAAGACCTGGAGTTCCGTCAGGATTCCAGCTCCATGTGTATTGGTATCGAGGTCGAGTCCATTTTTGGGTGTGGGCCGATTCTAATTCTTTTTTCCAACCTGGCTTTAAAACTTCATCCATATCTAAAGCAATGCAGTAATCAATGTCGTCAGGTAATAGGGCTAAAGATACATTTCTTGCATCATCAAAACGCCAAGGTTTTACACTAATTGTGTGGCACACAATTCCTAGGGATTTAGCTTTCTCTACAGTTTTATCTGTAGAACCTGTGTCTGCTATTAACAGGTAGTCTGCTTCTTTGGCAGACTCATACCAAGGCTCTATAAAATGCTCTTCATTTAAAGCTATGGCGTAGACAGCTACTTTCATTTAGTACCTAACTACTCGGCGTCAAGGGCTACGTAATCGTAGCCGATAACCTCCCCAGTTGCTGCATCCGTTACCTTAAAAGTACGGATGTTTGTTAGAGGGTCTACGCCTAAATCTTCTTTATTTACTGTCATGATAATCTACCCCACAGACCTGTATTGTAAGTTGTAACTGGTGTAGCCGTTGCTGGCAAATCTGTTTGTGAAGTGATAGCTCCATTTAACTTTGGACTTAAACTTGCTACAGAGCCTGGAGCAAAGCCATAGGCTACATAGGCATTTCCTGCGGTTGTGCCAATCCACAAAACTGCTAAGCCATAACGAACGCCAGCTTGTAGAGTGTAGTTAGCAGGTAGGGAACCTCCTGTAGAGAAGGCTCTTGTGTACAGTGTGTTTCTAGTGCTAAAAATTGTAGTATCACTTGCTGTAGCTGCTACAAGAGTTGCTGTAGTTTCGTTATATGTATATAGACCAAACCTGACAAGTG